ACAACAAGCGCGACTTCTGGCGAAACAAGGTTGTTGACGCAAGAAGCGTGGAGGGAACTGATAAGGCAGTCTATCAGCAGATTATCGACGAATACGGCCCCGACAGCGCTCAGGCTCACGTCGAGGTCTACGGAGCCTTCCCGAACGCGAGCGATGACCAGTTCATACCGTCGTCATTGGTTCAAGACGCGCAGACACGCCCGCCATCACAGGATCAGACAGCGCCGATAATCGTGGGTGTCGACCCGGCGCGGTTCGGGGCAGACGCTACGGTCATCGCTATCCGGCAGGGCCGAGACATCATCGGCATACGCCGCTACCGGGGCGACGACACCATGGAGGTGGTGGGGCGGGTAATCGACATCATAGAAGAGTTCAGGCCAGCGCTCGTCGTCGTGGACGAGGGCGGGCTAGGCGCGGGCGTCGTCGACCGGCTCAAGGAGCAACGATATAAGATCCGGGGCGTCAACTTTGGGCAACGGTCAAGCAAACCGATCATGTTCGGGAACAAGCGGGCTGAGATGTGGCACGCCATGCGGGAGTGGCTCAAGACAGCCAGCATACCAAACGATCGCTTCCTCAAGTCCGACCTGACCGGCCCAATGATGAAGCCCGACAGTAAAGGGACTATATTCCTAGAGAGCAAGAAGGACATGAAGGCGCGAGGGCTGGCCTCACCCGACGCCGCCGACGCTATCGCCGTGACGTTCGCGTATCCGGTCGCGCACAGAGAGGCCCGCACAGTAGACAATAGACCGCGCGTAACGTATGGTGGCAACGCAGCCTCTTCAGGATGGATGGGTCACTAATGGCCAAAAAGTCGGTATCGCTGTCCGTTGGTCGAGGCGAGAAGCTGTCGACTAAAGCCGGCGCTGGGCTGACGGCCAAGGGCCGGGCTAAGTATAATGCTGCCACTGGCAGCAAGCTCAAGCCGCCGGCTCCCAACCCTAAGACCAAGGCCGATGAGGGGCGTAAGAAGTCGTTCTGTGCGCGCATGGGCGGCGTAGTCGCCAAGTCGAAGAACGCGGAGCGCGCCAAGGCCAGCATGAAGAGGTGGAAATGCCCGTAAAGAAACCGGGATTGTATGCTGCGATCCACGCTAAGCGGGCGCGTATCAAAGCCGGGTCAGGCGAGAAGATGCGCAAGCCGGGCGCAGAGGGCGCACCGACCGCCAAGGCGTTCAAACAGTCAGCTAAGACGAGGAAGAAGTAATGCCTCTAGTTAAGTCAACCAGCAAGAACGCCTTCCGTAAGAACATCAAAGCGGAAGTCGCCGCCGGTAAGCCGGTGAAACAGGCCGTGGCTATCGCCTACTCGACGAAGCGCGCCGCGGCGTCGAAGAAGGGCGGCATGAGCAAGGGTAAATCTTGTGGCTTCTGATGATGTCGTAGCGGCTGGCAAAGTCAGCGATAACCCGGACGATGACCGTCTGGCCACCATGCGTCACCGTTTTACAGTGGCGCAGGCGGCCTATTCAGACTCACGCGAAGATGAGCTGGACGACCTGCGGTTCATGGCGGGCTCGCCGGACAACGCCTGGCAATGGCCGGCCGACGTGCTGGCGACACGCGGCGCGGTGCAGGGCCAAACGATCAACGCGCGACCGTGCCTGACGATCAACAAGCTGCCGCAGCACGTGCGCCTCGTGACCAACGAGCAGCGCCAGAACCGGCCGACCGCCCGCGTCATCCCCGCCGACGAGAACGCGGACCCGCAGGTGGCTGAGATCTTCGACGGTATCGTGCGGCATATTGAGTATATGTCGGATGCCGACGTGGCCTATGATACGGCCTGCGATAACCAGGTCACATACGGCGAAGGTTACATCCGCATCCTGACGGAATACACGAAAGAGGACTCTTTCGAGCAGGACATCAAGATCGCGCGCGTTCGCAGCAGCTTCAGCGTCTATATGGACCCAATGATCCAAGACCCGTGCGGTCAAGACGCGAACTGGTGCTTTATTACGGAAGACATTCCGAAAGCCGAATACGAGCGCATGTATCCTGACGCTACGCCTGTCACGGGCATGATGTCTCAGGGTGTGGGCGACCAGACGCTCAGCATGTGGGTCAGCCAAGAGACTGTCCGCATCGCTGAGTATTTCTACATCGAGCATCGCAAGGCGACGCTGAACCTCTACCCGGACAACATCACAGCCTTCAAAGGCACGCCGGAGGACAAGCGGCTCATGGCCGCCTATGGCAAGCCGCTGCGCTCTCGCGAAAGCGACCGTAAGCAGGTCAAGTGGATCAAGACCAACGGCTATGAGGTACTGGAGGAGCGCGACTGGGCGGGTAAGTACATCCCCATAATCCGCGTTGTCGGCAACGAGTTCGAGGTCGACGGTCAGATCTACATTAGTGGTCTGGTGCGTAACGCTAAAGACGCGCAGCGTATGTATAACTACTGGGTCAGCCAGGAAGCTGAAATGCTTGCTCTGGCCCCCAAAGCGCCGTTCATTGGTTACGGGGGCCAGTTCGAAGGCTACGAGACGAACTGGAAAACGGCCAATACGAACAACTGGCCGTATCTGGAGGTCAATCCCGATGTCACTGACGGGGCCGGAAACCCGCTACCGCTACCTGAACGCGCCCAGCCTCCGATGGCTCAAACGGGCCTTATTCAAGCCAAGATGGGGGCTGGCGAAGACATCAAGTCGACCACTGGCCAGTACGATAGTAGCATTGGGGCGACTTCCAACGAACGGACGGGTCGTGCGATCCTCGCTCGGGAGCGGCAAGGCGACACGAGCACTTATCATTATGTCGACAACCTCGCGCGGGCGGTGAAGTATGTCGCTCGCCAGCTCGTTGACCTGATCCCGAAGATCTACGACACGCAGCGCGTGGCCCGCATCATCAACGTCGAGGGCGACGTGGACATGGCGCGCATCAACCCGGCTCAGCCGGAGGCGGTGCGGTCAATCGTCAACGAAGAAGGCATCGAGATCGCCAAGATCTACAACCCGAATGTCGGCACTTATGACGTTCAGGTTAGCTCCGGTCCTAGCTACATGACGCGCAAGCAGGAGGCGATGGACACGATGGGCCAGATCCTCCAGACCAACCCGGCGCTTTGGTCGGTTGCGGGTGATTTGTTCGTCAAGAACATGGATTGGCCAGGCGCGGAGACGATGGCAAAGCGGTTTGAGAAAATGCTTGACCCGAAAGTGCTTCAGGATACCGACGAATCGCCGGAAGCGCAGGCCATGCGTATGCAGATGGAGCAGATGGCGCAGGAAATGGAGGCCACAACGGCCCAGATCCAGCAGCTTATGCAGTCCTATGAGATGCAGAAACTGGCGATTGACGAGCAAAACGCGCAGATTAAGGCTTATGACGCCGAAACCAAGCGTTTGTCGGCCATGCAGGCGGGCATGACGCCTGAACAGGTGCAGGACATCGTGCAAGGCACCATCGCGGCGGCGCTGGACATGGGCGACATCGTGCCGGGCAACACGCCAATGAGGGAAATGGGACAATGAGTTGCGCGGATCTGATCGGACACCTGTTTTTGGCGCGGGATGTGACCCATTCGGTGCATCTGAACACGCGGTCTTACGCCAAACACAAGGCTTTGGGCGGCTTTTATGAGAAAGTCATCGACTTGGCGGACGATCTGGCGGAAGCCTATCAGGGCCGTTACGGTCTGATCGGGCCGATCACGCTGCATTCGGCTAAAAAGACCAACAATGTCGTTGAATTTCTTGAAGATTCTCTAAAAGAGATCGAAGAGGCGCGAAAAGAGTATAAAGACGACTCCGCCATCCAGAACATCATCGACGGCATTGTAGACTTATATCTCTCAACGCTGTATAAATTGAAATTCCTAGCCTAAAGAGGGCATTATGGGTCTGAAATCTACTACTGTCTGCTTGGGCTATCAGCAGATCACGTCGCTTAGCTCTGCCGCTGGTTTGACCGTCCCCCAAGGCGCTACACTGGCTTTGATCGTGCCGGAAACGCAGAACGTGCGTTGGCGCGACGACGGCACGAACCCCACGGCAAGTGTCGGAATGCCAATCTTTGTTGGCGCGTCACTTAGCTATGACGGCGACTTCAACAGAATCAAATTCATCGAAACTGCCGCAAGCGCTAAGCTCAACATCAGCTATTACGCATGACGATACGGCTTCGGTCCATAAATGGCGATGAAATGCGGCTTCGGCCGCAGCTTCGCATTCAGCCAGCCTCGTATGAAGGTGGGCTAGGGCCGTTTATGCCGGCGGTCGGTGAGGGTGGCTCCGGTCCTATACCATCACAAGCGATCTTCGACCGTTTTGATGTTGCGATTCTTGACCGCGAAGGTTTTGAGATAGAGACGAGGGCGTAATGGCTTATATTTATAATCTTACAGATACTTGGAACGCCGCCGGAACGGCGTTCAACGGTATCAAGATGGTCGTTACGAACACGGCCTCGGCGGCAGGTTCTTATCTTATCAACCTAAGTTCGACAGGCGCGACCACTGGGTCGTTTACTGTCGATAAAAGCGGCAATGGCGCGGTGTCGGGGACTTTTACAGTCACTGGTGCTGGTTCTATTCAAGGAATGACGGTCGGTCTTGGCGGCGGCGCGTCGAGCACTAACGTCGCATTTGGCAATGTGGCGCTTGCGTCGAATACTACAGGCACGTTCAACGTGGCCATTGGGTCGTCAGCGCTTGCCGCTAATCTTGTCGGAAACAATAATCTGGCGATCGGAAGTAGCACTCTTTCAGTCAATACTGGCAGCACTAATACGGCTATTGGGACCGCGAGTCTTACGGCTAACACGACGGGCGTTCAGAATGTCGGCGTTGGGTACGCTACGCTTGCGACCAATAGTGTTGGCAATAACAATACGGCGGTCGGCACGAATGCTCTAATCACATGCACTGGCAGCGG